CCTTGCCCGGCCCCAGCCGGTCGTACTGACGCCGCAGGTCTTTCAGGCATTGTTCGACGTAGCGTACCTGTTCGCGCTGCGCCGCGATGCGCTCCGTGATGCTTTGCGAAACCCGCTCGACACGATCTCCGAGCGCCTCGGCAGACTTCCCGGCGGCATCGAGACCGCCGGAGAGCTTGTCGCGCATCAAAAATTCTATTTCAACGGGTTTCGGCATGCGTGTTACTTGTTTTCTTGAGTCTCGATTGTATGAAGCCGGAAAGCGTTCGCGGCTTCTCTTTTTTCTTGACGTAGCGCGGCGCGTCCGCCAGCATCATGCGCAGCGTCTGATAGTTCACTCCCCAGAGGATATATCGGACGCTCCAGCCTGTCGCGGCAGCGATCTGCCACACCATTCCGAAGGGGCTATGGGAACCTTCGTAGACGGTCTTTAACTCCCCTTTTTTCTTCTTTCGCGGCTCAGCCTCGGTCTCATCGGGTTCGCCGTCGAGATCGATCTGATAATACTCATAAAAGACTTCGTCCCCAGCAGGCGCAGGAACTGCATGTTCGCGGCCCGCAGGTACTCGTCATCGACGAACCAGCGCAGCAGCCATGCCAGAAGACCGGAGAACAGCCACGTAGAGAAGGCTCCCCGGCAAATCGTCAGGGATACCATCTTCGACACGCGCCGCCCGTGCAGCGCCATGTAGGCCAGCTCCTCGTGCTTGGTGAACGCCAGCATCCGCTCGTAGGTGATGCCTGTCTGGAGGTAGAGCCGCGCGAGGCGTATCTGACCGCCCAGACACGGCCGGCGCATCGTCAGACGCACGACCTTGCGGGTAAACGGTATCTTGAAAAAGGGCAGCGAGACTCCGATGTCCAGCAGAGCCTCCGCTGCCTCGATTTCGATCTGCGGATTCGCACTCATCGCCCGAAAGGTTATCCGACGGCTTCCTCTTCCTCGTCCGGAGCGAAGTCGAAGCCGTAGGGCGACGCCTCGGGATCATCCGGCAGCAGGAAGGTCATCTTGCAGTGAATCTTCATCACGTCCGAATAGTCATACTTGCCCTTCGGGGACGCCAGAAGCGACACCTTCGCGGCTTCTGTCTCGGAGCCGTCCGCCGAGCGGATGACAACCGGCCCCTCCAGTCGGATGCGCTTCGAGGGCGCGTTCCATTTCTTGCCGTCTTTAGAGGTCGTGCCGCCCATCACCGGTACGAGGTTCTCGGGTTTGAGGTCGATCAAGTCGAACTCGATCTCGTTCGTGCCGGGATTCTCCTCGATCTCCTTCACAGGAGCCGAGCGCTTCTGTGCAGCCCAGATTTTGTTCGTGGACGGATCGTCGCCGCCCCAGTCCAGACCATCGTTGCTGATCAGGCCGAGCTCTTTGCCGTTGAAGATGAGGGCTTCGAGACCGTAGATGAATCCGTCGTGTGCCGATGCAGGGGTCTGCTGTGTGTTGTCTGTCATATTACACGATGTTTTTAATGAGTTTTACAATACTTTTCAGCGGGTTGGTTTTCGCAAGCAAAGCCGTCGCAGTTCCTCCCGCAAGGAAGCCTGCAAGCAGCCACCGATACCATGTGGCGGGCGGCCGTTTCGTGTGCTCGACCGTTCGTCGGGCCAGAGCTGCGGCCGACAGCAGCGAGTCGGCACGTGCACGGTATGCCTGCATCTCATCCAGCCGGGCCGTGAGCGAATCGATAAGGACGCGTTGTCGGAAGATGCGGTTCTCGAAGTAAGTGCAGCGCCGGGCGATGCTGTCGCATCTGCCCCGGACGACGATCTTGTCGCCCTGACGCTCGGCCTCGACGCTCGCACGGCCGTTCCGTGTGCTGTACTTCGCGCCGTCGGGAAGATCAAGGAGGCTCTGCGTCGGAATCGTCATGTCCGTCCGCTCCTCCGGAACCGGCTCCGCATACTCCCGGCGTGTCGTCGTCGAGTCCGTCTGCGTCTGCTCCTGCGCATGCCGATGCGTGTCGCGAACGGCGGCGGCCTGCGCTTCGAGCTGCGCGCCGAAGCGGCTCTGCTCCGACGAGGCCGTCTGCTCGCTCGTCGTGTTCTTGATTGCTCCGCACGCCGCCGTCAGTAGGGCGACGAGGAGCAACACGAGGGGAATTCCCCGAATTCGATTTTTCATTCTGTGTTTTGAGCTGTTTGGTTAACTGATCGATCTTTTTATTCAGGGCGTCGATCTTCTCCTCCATGACTTTCTGATTGGCCAGCAGGTGGGCGTTATCCGCTTGCAGCCGCACGTTTTCATTGAGCGTCTCGGTGTACTTCTCCGTCAGCAGGTCGATGGACTTTTGCAGCGACGCCAGAAAATCGTTATTCCGCTGACGGCGCGTGACCAGCCATGTCACCACGGATGACAAGAAGCCGCTCGGGAGCGCCCACGTCAGTATTTGCATCACTACGCTATCCATTTCTCTGTTCCTATTGAAGTCAAGCCCGCTCGATCATGCGTGCGATTTTCTCGATGCTGTCGGCGTACACCGTCGGATCGGCCGTGCAATAGCCGGCTTTAGCGACCTCGTAGGCGAAGCGCCGCATATCGTCGCGATACGGCATCGCCGCAGCGTAGCGTTTCGCAGACAAGACCTTGAAGTGGTCGTGCAGGCACTCTTCCACCGTGTCGTAGTCGCGAAAGGCTCGGTCGACGTCGTAGCGATAACGGCCGTCGAGGAGCGGCGTGATCGAATGCACGCGGACGAAATTGCCGCCCTGACGGTCGTCCCGGAAGTATTCCGTCGTGCGCACGATCCGACGCTTGCCCGTCCATTTGTCGCCGGCCGTGATGCCGAAAAGGTTGTTGCCGATGGCACGCTTACCCCAGCCCGTCTCGAGCGCAGCCTGCGCCGCCACGAAAAACGGGTTCAGCCCTGTTCCGGCGCAGACACGCTCGATGGCCGGATAGTAAGTGCGTTTGAATTCCGAAGGTGTCATACGCTATGCCCGGTTACTCCTCCGATGCGGTCAAGGTCTCCGCCAGCTTCGCACGCTCGTCGTCGGTCAGCCCTGCGACGGCCTTGCCGACGGCCGGAATACCCGCATTCTTCGAAACGGTGACGCCGATGGCTTCCAGCGCGACCTTCACGGCGGCGAGAGGATAGCTCCTGTCACCGACGGCGATCTCGCCGGCAGCGGGCGCCTCCGGTTTCTCGGCCTCGAAGGCTTCGAGCCGGCAGATTTTGCGCGCGATCAGATCGTTGACGCGCTCGATGTCGTCGAAGGAGACCGTATCGCCCTCCTTGTAGCGTACCGTACGGTCGTTCTTGTCCGTGAACGGAACCAGCACTTTCAGTTTAGCTTTCATAATCTTTTGGTTTAATGCGTTCGTATTCGATTATCCGACGACCTCCTTGTCGCCATTCTGGCCACCCTTCTGGTCGTCCGACGGCTCTTCTCCGGCGCGGCAGTCGAGCAGCGTCACCAGCTGACCCCATGCGATCTGCGTGTCGGCCTTCATCAGCATCTTGATGAAGTACAGCTCGCCGCTGGCCTGCACCTTGTCGACCTGCAGGCACTCGTAGTCGTCGGCAAGGTTGCAACCTGCGTAGAGGTTCGAATCCGTGCCCAGCGAGCAGATCGTACCGACGATCACACCGTCGGGCCAGTCGTTCAGCGCAGCGATGCGCTTGCCCTTGAAGCGGGCGATGTTCGTCGAGGTCGGATCGGCGCCCTTGTGATGCAAGTCCGTGAGCTCGTTGTCGTACTTGTCGAAGTCGGCGGACGACATCAGGAAGGTGAAGTTCGCCTGATCGCGAACCTTATCCGCCGTCTTCTCCCAGACGGCGCGCAGACGCTTGATCTGGCTCGTCTCCGCACAGGTCGCCTTCACCACATCGGGATCGGCCAGCATGCGCGTGAGGATGCCGTTGAAGAACTGCTCCTCGCCATCGCCCGACACGCCCTGAATGAAATGATAGCCCAGCTCCGTGCCGACCTGTTTGAGCACCTCGCTCAGAAGCGTCACCTGCACGTTGCTCGGAAGCTGCCGGAACACGAGGTTGCCCGTCGGCTGCCACTTTTTCCAGAACTTCTCGAACGATCGCGGGTTGAACTCCGTGTAGACCATGATGTCCTCGGGCTTCAGAAGACGCTCGTCGATCTTGAACTCGCCCTTCGAGTTCTCGCTTTTGGGCATCTCGACGCGCTTCTGCAACAGCTTCGAAAGCTGGAGACGCGGGATGTAGAACTTGTCGCCGATGCTCGTCTCCATGTGGATCAGCCCCTTTTCGAAGAGCTGGTTGCCCGTGGCGGCCATGACCAGAATCTGGTCGAGGACTTCGCCGCCGTAGGCGGTTTGAATATTCGGATTTGCCATAATTGAATGAATTGATGATTGATTACTGTTTGAGACGGGCACGAACCTCCGCTTCACGTTCGGCGAGGTAGTCCTTGTCGGTCTTGCCTTCGGCGCCGGTCGCCGAGGCGAGGGTCTGCATGATGCGACGCTTGGGCTTGCGTGCCGCAAGCAGCGTGCGCGTGTTCTCGGGGTCTTTGCGCATCAGCGCCTTGAAGCCCGGTACTTCGTCGGCGCCGATGCGCTCCTCCTCGCGTGCCGTGTCGACCTCGGCATCGTAGGCCGCCTCCGCGGCTTCGCGCTCCTTGCGTTCGAGGTCGGCGACCTTCTCCTTGAGAGCGTCGCGCTCGGCGACCACCGCCGCGTGCTCTTGGGCCTTGTTCACGACCTCCGTAATGCGCGACATGACTGCCGCCTCGTCCGTACAGTCGGAAAAGGCCGGCATCGATCTGAGTTTGTTGATCATCTGTTCTTGTTTTTTAAGTGAAACATGTTCGATGTAAAGTGCCGTGTAGCGCTCGCAGCGCTCGCGCGGCGTAAGCGACGCGGAGACAGCGGTGCGGTCGTCATCGAAGATCTCGTCGACGAAACCCTCCGCCAGCGCCTCCTCGGCCGTCAGCCAATGATCCCGGCCATCCATGTAGGTCGTGCGTATCTCCTCGACGCTCTTGCCCGTGCGTGCCGCGTAAATCTCGCACAGCGTGTTCTCGATCTGCTCGAGGTGGGCGACGCAATCCTTCAACTTGGCGGCATTGCCGAACACGTCGCTCATAGGCTGGTGAATCATGATCTGGCCGTAGCGGCTCATCTTGACCCATTTGCCGCAGCCGGCGATGAACGACGCCGTAGATGCCGCGATGCAGTCGATGTAAATCGTGATGTCGGCCGCTGACTGCCGCAGGAAGTTGAAGATGGCGATACCCGCGGCCACATCGCCGCCGACGGAGTTGATCCTTACGTCGATCTTGCGGTAGGTTCGCTCGGCGGCGGCGATCTGACGGACGACATCCTCGGCGCCAACGTCGCCATAGTCGCCGATTTCGCCATATAACAGGATGCAGCAGGTGTCCTCCTGCGGCCCGGGAATGATATTGAAAATGCGCTCCATTTCGTGCTTTGTTTGCCGCAAAATTGAGCGTCATTTTCGGCCTCTGCAAATCGGAATTTTATCATGCAACTTTCTGATTGCATGATGCAACCGTAAAGTTGTGTGATATTTTTCGCGTTTGTGATTCACTTATTTATCGGTCAATTTTGCAAGGGTAAAAACACGAGCAATGACGAAAATAACCTCCGAACAGATGCGCCGCTGGGCGCTCTCAATGTACCTGAACGAAAGCCGCACGCAGGCAGAAATCGCCGAGGCGTGCGGCGTGTCGCGGCAGACCGTCATACGCTGGGCGAAGGCCGACAAATGGGACGAGCACAAGGCGTCGCTGACCATGACCCGCGAGGAGCAGATCAAGAACCTGCAGCGGCAGATCATGGAGATCAACAACGTCATTCTCGGACGCGAGCAGGGTCAGCGCTTCGCAACGCCCAAAGAGGCCGACGCCATCGCCAAACTGACCAACGCCATCGGCAAGCTCGAGACGGAACTGGGTATTCACGAAGCCGTCAGCACCGCACAGCGCTTCGTGGCATGGCTGCGGCCCGTCGACCCTGCACTGACGAAGACATTCGCCGCGCTGTTCGACAAGTTCCTTAAATCCCTGATGTGATGAAGCAGATCGACCGCGACGCCTTGAAGGAGTGGGAAGCCCTCAAGCAATCCATATACAACGACACGCCCATCGACGAGACGATGTCCCCGGCTCAGATCGAGAAGCACCGGCTCTATCTGGAGGCGCACCCCATCGAGTGGATGCAGTTCTTCTTCCCAAAGTACGCGAAGTATCCCTTCGCGCCTTTCCAGAAAAAGGCGATCCACCGCATCATCAACAATCCCGAGTGGTACGAGGTGCTGTCGTGGAGCCGCTCGCTGGCCAAGAGCACCATCACGATGTTCGCGGTGCTGTACCTGACGCTGACCGGCCGAAAAAGCACCGTCATCCTCGCCTCGGCGACGGAGAAAGCCGCGGCACGACTGCTCGCTCCGTATCGGGCCAATCTCGAATCGAACCGCCGCATCATTCAGTACTACGGCGAGCAGATGTCCGTGGGCGAGTGGGCCGAGCTGGAGTTCCGCACCCGGCAGGGCGTGGCGTTCTACGGCGTGGGTGCGGGAAATGCGCCGCGCGGCGCGCGAAACGAGGCGATCCGTCCCGATGTGCTGCTCGTGGACGACTTCGACACCGACGAGGACTGCCGCAACCCCGATGTCCTGAACAACAAGTGGGACTGGTGGGAACACGCCCTCTATCCGACCCGCGACCCCTCCGGTTCGTTGCTGGTCGTATTCTGCGGCAACATCATTGCCGAGGACTGCTGCATCGTCCGGGCCGGCGCGATGGCAGACCACCATGACATCGTGAACATCCGCGATGCGGAGGGGCGCAGCACGTGGCCGGAGAAGAACACCGAGGAGTTGATCGACCGTGCGCTGTCGAAGATATCGACACAGGCGCAGCAGGCCGAGTATTTCAACAACCCCGTTGTCGAGGGCAAAATATTCGGCCCGCGCAAGTGGGGCAAGATTCCCGACCTGCGCCGCTTCCCGTTCCTTTGCATCTACGCCGACCCGACGCAGTCCGAGGCCAAAGGTGCGGCCAAGAACAAGCAGGGATCACTCAAGGCCGTGTGGCTGCTCGGAAAACTCGACCGCGTGCTCTACGTCATCAAGGGGTTTCTCGGCAAGATGACCACCGAGGAGTTCGTGACGCACTTCTTCTCGCTCTACCTCTACGCCCGGGCCGGCGGATGCCGCGCGATATACGCCGTGCAGGAGAACAACTCACTGCAAGACCCCTTCTTTCAGCAGGTGTTCAAAAAGGCATTCGCCAACAAGGCGAAGCAGACGGGAATCAGCCTCTCGGTCATCCCCGACGAAAAGAAGAAAACCGACAAGGCCGTGCGTATCGAGGCCAATCTCGAACCGCTCCATCGCGAAGGGCTGCTGGTGCTCAACGAGGCCGAGAAGGGCGACCCCCACATGAAGCTCTTGGACGAGGAGTTCAAGTTCTTCACGATGGCGCTGAAGTTCCATGCCGACGGCGTGGACTGCGTCGAAGGCGGCAACCGCTTTATCGACGACAAAATCGGAGAACTGCATCCCGTCGTGACGACGCCCCGCTGCGTCATGGCACGTCGCAACAAATACAGACAGTAAAATATGGCACAATTCATCATCCCCGAGGACTACGACGCCTCGATTCATCAGGAGATTCTCGACGCGCTGATCCGCTCCGACCGGCAGATCATCGAAATATGCGAGGATCGCGCCATCGCCGAGATGCGCGGATACCTCGCGGCGCGATACGACTGCGACCGCGTTTTCTCAGCCGCGGGTGCCGAGCGCAACCAGCTCGTGCTGATGATGGCCCTCGACATCGCCATCTACCACATCTTCTCCATCCACAACCCGCGCAACATGTCCCAAATCCGCGTCGACCGCTACGAGCGCGCCGTGGAATGGCTCAAAGGCGTGCGCAAGGGCGACATCTCCGTCGACGGGCTGCCCGAAATCGAGCAGGAGGCAAAAGAGGCAGCCTCGCAGTTCCAAATCCGCAGCAACCCCAAACGCAACAACCGATTCTGACATGGCAAAAGAAAAGAAAAAGAAAGGCAAACGCATCACCACTGGCGGCAATATCGGCCGCACGCCGACGCAGACCATCGTGCTCCAGCCCACACGCCGCGGAGGGCTGGACGTGTCCGCCTACATGGACAGCATCCGGCAGGCGGAGCTCATCGACTGGCCGCGGCGCGCAAAACTCATCGACCTGTACGCCGACGTCATGCTCGACGGACATCTCTTCTCCGTGCTGCGCAAGCAGAAAGCGGCGATACTCGCCACGCCGATACAGTTCCAGCGCGACGGGAACCTCGACGAGGCGATGCAGGAACATATCGATTCCCCGTGGTTCAACCGTTTCATCGAAGACCTTATCAACGACGAATGGGAGGGCGTCGGCGGCTCGCTCTTCCAGTTCTTCCTCGACGACAAAGGATGGATCGACTACAATCTGATACCCCGCAAGCACGTCGATGCGATCAACCGCACGATCCTCTGCAATCAGACAGACCTCACAGGCGAAAGCTGGGACAACTTCTCCGACCTGCTCTATGTCGGGAATCCGCGTCAGATCGGGCATCTTGCGGTCGCGGCGTTCTGGGTAATACTCAAGCGCAACAACGTCGCGGACTGGGCCGAGCTGGGCGAGATATTCGGACGGCCGATCCGGGAGGGAACATACGACGCTTGGGACGACAAGGCCCGCGAGAAACTCATAGACGATATCTACAACATGGGCGGCGCAGGGGTCATCGTGCACCCCGACGGAACGAAAATCAATCTGATTCAGGCAGGGAACATATCCGGCGGCAGCGACCTCTACGACCGTCTCCACGCGACCTGCAACAACGAGATCAGCAAGATCGTAAACGGCAACACGCTGACCACCGAGGCGGGTGACAAGGGTACGCAGGCCCTCGGAACCGTGCAGCAGGAGGGAGAGGTCGACATCGCATTCTTCATCAAGCGCCGCATCCTCGACATTCTGAACTACGAGGTGACGGACGTATTCGCGTCGATGGGAATCGATACCTCCGGAGGCAAGTTCGCATTCGTGCCGCCCAAAAAGAAAGACCCCGAGAAGCAGGTGACCATCGTATGCCGGTTGAAGAACGAAGCAGGGCTGCCCATCGATGACGACTACCTCTACGAGGAGTTCGGCATCCCCAAACCGGACAACTACGATCAGCTGAAAGCCGCCGTCCGGACGGCAGCGTCCGCGGCCGAAGAGCAGGCCGGGGGCGAGGACGGCGAAAGCACCGACGAGGACGATCCGACGAAGACCGGAACCGAGCCGAAGAAGAACCGCAAATTTGCAGATCGCGTGCGCGATTTTTTCGGCCGCGCCCCCGAAAGTGCGGGGGCGGATTCAGACTGGTAGTCGATACGCTTTATATCGATGCGGCCGAAAAGCAATCGGCGGAGAATGGGTTCTCGTTCGACAGCGGCGTGCTGGCCGCCGCGCTTCGGAATATCTACGAGCGGCGGTACAACCCGCGCACGCAGATCGACGCCGAGCTCTTCGAGGAGGTCAGCCGGATATTCGATGCGGCGACCGACACCGGGTTTTCCGGCAGCGAAGCCGGCGGCGACTTCATGGAGCAGCTGCGCACTAACAATGCCGTGTTCGCCGCGTTCAAGACCCACCGCATGGGCCGTGATATGGCTGCACAGCTCATCGACGAGAACGGCGAGGTGAAATCCTACCAGCAGTTCCGGCGAGACGTCGAACCGATAGCCGATCACCACGTCGAAGCGTGGCTCCGAACCGAATACGACACCGCCATCAAGCGGGCGCACCGCGCCGCCGAGATGCAGCAGTTCATGGCCGAGGCCGACGTGCTGCCGAATATCCGGTGGCTGCCATCGACGGCGGTGAATCCCCGCGAGTCGCACATGCCCTTCTACGACCATGTGTGGCCCGTCGACGATCCGTTCTGGGAGGAGCACAAGCCCGGGGACGAGTGGGGCTGCCAGTGCGGCTGGGAGGCGACAGACGACCCCGTGACCGACAACTCGGGGCTGGGAGGCGAGCGGATCGAGCCGTCGCCCGGGCTGAAAGGCAATCCGGCACGCACGGCGCAGATGTTCTCCGACGACCACCCGTATTTCCCCTCCGACTGCTCTGCGTGTGCGTTCAAGGGCGTGCAACTCACGCTCTTCACCAACCGCACGAAGGACTGTTACCACTGCAAAAACATACTCAAAGCGGTGCAGAAGGCGGAAAAGACGCTGACGACGAAACGGGCGGAGCTTGCCGAAAAGAAATCCGACGCGACGTCCCGCGTCAGTCGGTTGTCGCTGCCGGTTCCGGCCGTACATTCAAGTAGGGAATTAAAGTACGGGACGGTGATATGCTCGAAGTCCGACATCCGGCAGTTGGTATACCATGCCGCCGATGCCGAAAGCGTCGATGTGTCGATGAAGATGGATCGCTATTTAGACCGACTGCGATTCGTGCGCGTGGAGGAGCCGAAGCACTTCACCGGCAAGAAGCAGTCGCGCGGACTGGTCGAATACACCGTGTATGAGTTGGAGGTCGGCAAGCAGACTTTCGTGGTGAAATGCGAGGCCCGGACGAACCGGGAGACATCGGAAATATACGAACATCCGTATTCGATATACCGGAAATGAAAAAAGCATCCGAACGGCCGAAAGACACTCCCGACATGGAGCTCGGACTTATGTGCGGATGCTTTTGAAAGCGTTGGCACGCCTTCACCTGCAAATATAACAACAAATCTGCCGAAAACAAAATTCGGTGCAAATTTTTAATCGAACGGCGTTCAAATGGATATCAAAGAGTTCTCGAAGCTCATTCGAGCAAAGCAGAAAGAGATCGACACGCTGATGCGGCGCAAGATGCCCATCCGGGTCGGAAACATGGCCAAGCGGCACTTTCAGGACAACTTCCGAAAGAGCGGCTTCGTTGACGGAGGACTGCACCCGTGGCCGAAGACCAAACGGCAGCTCGCCGGCGGAACGTCGGCGGCCAGCCAGCACAGACCGCTGCTCAGCAACCGCAACCACCTGTTCAATGCCGTGCGCTACGTGCCGGGCGACTATCGGGTGAAGATCGTGAACGACGTACCCTATGCGCCGATCCACAACTGGGGCGGAGAGACGTCGCCCGCCGTAACGCCCAAAATGAGGCGGTTTGCGTGGGCGATGTACTACCGAGCGACCGGGAAGCCGAAGGCGGGAACGAAAGGCCGTAAAGCGGCCGAAAATGCCCCGAGCGGCGTGCTCTCGCCCGAGGCACAGATGTGGCGAGGATTGGCCCTGACGAAAAAGAAGCATCTGCGGATCAGGATTCCCCAGCGGCAGTTCATCGGTCAGAGCCGCGAACTCGAAGAACGCATACGCACCGATGTAGAAACACAGGTCGAAGCAGTACTTAAATTATAGATGATGGAAAGTGTGAAACTCGCGCTGATGAAGCGCATCGAAGAGGCGATGCCGGAAGTCCGCATCGACGAGGACTACGGACAGCTCGAATCGCAGGAAGACCAGTATCCGGTCGTGTTCCCCTGTGTGCTGATCGGCATGGGCGACACGGAGTGGCAGCCGATGGCCAACCGTCCCGGAATACAGCAGGGCAAGACGTCCGTCACGTTGAAGTTAGCCATAGACTGCTATGACGACACGCATGTCGGCTCCACGACGGAGGAGAAGATCGCCGAGCGCGAACGGATGGCCGACCGGATGTTCCGGGTCGTACAGGGGATGAGGTTGTCGCAGAGGATGTCAGAGCTCGACCGACGGCGCAGCACCGAATATGCCCTCGGCGGCGGGGTCAAGGTCTACGAGGTGACGTTCGAATACCTCGTGCGGGAGATCGTGTGATTATTCCCCGGAGAACAGGCGGAGTTGTCCGGCCGTGAGCTTCGGAACCTTGATCTTCGGAGCAGGGCGGATGTCGCCCTCCGGATGCTCCTTGCAGTATTGCCGGATGATGGCCATGACGCGATCCTCGGAGATGAAGAACTCCTGCTCGGAGAGAATCTTCAAGGCGTCATCGAAGCGCAGACGCTGAACCTCCGTCCAGTAATACCAGCGGCGGCACAACGCTTCGTTGCGCTTGTCGATTAAGTCCTTGTTTCTTCCTCTCGGCATTCACGGGGGGGGGTATTTCGGGTTTTCAATACACAAAAATAGGGAGAAAACAAAATTTTCTCCCTCGTTGCTTAACGAAATTAAGCTATTTGTCCGGAAAATACTACCTTTGTATCAAAATCATCTGCCATGAAACGACTGTTCCTCCTCTTCTCTATCTGTTTTGCGGGCCTCCTCCTCTCATCCTGTTCGGACAAAGAGGAAACTCCGACCTCGGATGAACTGATTGGTACTGTATGGAGCCAAACCACGGAAGGGCGCACCGATACGTTCTATTTCGCGCTCAACCGCAAATGCACAGCCGAATGGAAATACGAAAACTCCGATCCAGTCAGACAGGAATATCGGTATTCCTACAAAGCGCCGAACGTCACGATTGAGACCAGCGCGAATACGTTCACGGGACGCATCGACGGCGACGTGCTTTCTATCCACATCTTCGACCGCGATCTGACATTGAAGAAGGTCAGGTAATAAAAATCCCGCTCCGAAAAGAGCGGGATTTGCTTTGCAGAGGGACGGCGCTATTCCATCGCTGCCAGCGAGAGCGGCAGCGCACGTTTCACACCCTTCTCGTCCTTGTACGATACCGAGATGAACTGGCACGAATCCACAGGCCGATAGGCGCTCTGGATGATGTCGGTCGCCTCGATCAGCTCCGGATAGCCCGACTTGCGGGCGATCTCCCGCAGTTGGAGCACGCGGCTCGCCTTGAGGTTCCCCTTGCGGTCTTTGGCCAACAGGTTCATCACCATCTCCGTCAGGGCGGCCGAATCGTCGTCCTTCGCCAGCGAGCGGATGAATGTCTTGACCTTGTCGACCCCGGCGTTCACCGTGTCGTCCCAGCCGTCGTTCGTGCGGTAGCCCAGAGCGACCGTAATGCTCCCGTCAGAGGTCGTGAACTGGTTGCTGTGGCGGTCGGATTTCGTGCGGAACAGTTCCTCTTTGAGTGCGATCAGCCGCTCGGCATCGCCGAACACCTCCTCCTTCGCACGGCGCATCTCCTCGCTCAACGCCTGCAGGCGGGCGAACTTGCCCCGGCAGAACTCGTCGACGGAATCCTTATACGCCGCAATATCGTCTTCGCGTTTCTGTTTCTCGGCACGCTCCTCGGCCTCAAGCTGCGCCTTCAACTCGGCGCGTTGCGCTGCTGTCATTTTTGTAATATCCATGTTTTTTAGTTCATTTTACACAAGGGTAAACATTCACGTCCTTATTCAGCCAAGATATCTCCCGACCATTTTGACGAGTAAAGCCATAGGCCAACGCGCCGTAACGTTTTTCAGCACCATAAAAGCGCCATACCACGCAATCGCTCTCCAGCCGGAAAAGATCGCCCTTTTTAAGGTCGGACAGATGCTTGACATCCTGTATGAAATCCGATAAATCGCAATCGGAGATAACCTGTTTCATTGTAATAGCGTTAGTCGTCGGCCGGAGCTCGATCTCATAGGTGATCTCTTCCCCTTCAGCGTTGCAGGTCGTAGTTTGCATGGCAATGCGACCATCGGCAGGTTCCATTACCGTTATAGCCATCGACTCTGGTTTGACACCCATGCGGAAAGTGTAGAAATTTGTGGCGATTCGAAGTGCGTCCATGCGTTTCATATCAATATTTAGTTTACTGTTTATCAATCGTTTAATCGCATCGCAAACATAACACTACCATTCGGAACACGCAAGACAATTCGCACTTATTTTCAACACTTTAACTTATTCATGAGGTCAATCGAATATCTCCTCGACCAACGCCATCGGATATACTTTGCGTATTCCGCGTTCCGAATCCACGTCGAGGCGCACCCCGATAAGATTGCCGCTGTTGTCGAACACGTATTTCGCGCTCTCCAGCTCGCTGATTCCTTTGATTTTCACTTTCATCGTTTTACTCTGTTTTTAGTTTGTCGTTTCTGTCGTCGCTGCAAGCGCGTCGGCCGCTGTCTGCGGCGGGTTCGCGAATGCCGCCTCTCCACCTGCGAGCGGAAACGGCATCCGGCTGCCCATCGGCGGAGTTCCTCTGCGAACTGCGCGAATTCTGGCCCGAATCGGGATATCAAATTCGCCATCCGCAACATCGCTTCACCCGTAATGCGCAGCGAAAACTCAATCGAGGAAATACCTCTTGCGACCGGCTCGTCCGGGATATCGCCGCCAAAGTCTACCTCCGGCACTACCCGGACAGGCTGGCCGTTGACCATCAGAACCGCATCGCCCCATTCTCGTTCTCCCATTGCCGCTACTTTTTAAGGTTCAAAGACTCCAGTTCAAAAAAATACTTAAGCACCGTAACAATCTCGCCTATATCGCATCGACGAGCCTCCTGCCGTTCGGTAGCCTCACCTGATTCGTGAATATCATCCAATCGTTCTAATTGCTTCTGCAATTCCCGCAATGGTTTCCGCAGGGCATTAGCCAAGATCGCCGCTTCGGTGGGGGTCAACGCAATCATCGCTTCCGTGTATCCGGCACATCCCGGAATAGGTTCTCTAATCCATTTCATTACCACTACTTTTTAAGTTCGCCCATCACTCCGCGCTCCATACGGTTCCTCACGCGCTCTTCGCACGCCTCGAGGAACATCCGCAGGCCGGCGATCATCTTGGCGTTCTGCTCCGACGGGAATCGGGTGTTCAGCTTCTCATGGCGGTCGAGCAAGGCCAGAACCAGCTGCTCGGATTGCAGTCCGGGGATCATCGTCCCGTCGTCGTTCTTCTGCACGAACCGAACGACCTGCTCGGTTTCAACGTATTGCGTCTTGCCGTCGTTGAAGCCGAGGCACTCGCGGATCACGTAGCAATGCGCACCTCCGTAGATCGCATCATCGACCACCGAGATCGTGCGCTCGTCGCTCGGGTAGACCACCGCATCGATGGGCTTGACCTCTCCGACGACACACCATGTGTAAAGTCTTTCGAGCGGAAGTCCGATCTTCGATTGGCTTCCGCACGCCTGCAGGACGATCTCTTCGTTATCGAATCCTCGGAAGATACCCTGATATTCATCCCGGTTGTCGAAAACCAAGACGATCTCCGCACCTTGACGACATTCAGTTAGTTCGGCCGGCAACCGCCACGTACCTACTTGTTTCTTTTCCATAGCTGTCTGATATAAAGGTTAAACAATTCTGTAAGTCGTCCGGACTCGAACCGGAACAACAGCCGCATCGCTTTGGCCATTGTGCTATGCCTCCGGTGGAACCGAAGGCCCTGCCGACCCATTTGCCGGTCTTTCCCGGCTGTCAGAGCCTTTCGCGTCACCTGTCCGATGGAGTCAAGCGTCCTGTTCCGCTTTGCCACCGCCATTCTCCGGCGGGTAACCCCTGCGCCATCGTCGCCCTACTCGCACTCGGGTCTTCATCTCAAAAAAGGGGATTGCGGGTGGCCGGGGACTCGAACCCCTGTGCTTATCTCCAAACAACAGCCAATCTTTCCCATTTCGTTGTTCATTTCCTGTCGCCACCCCGTACCGGTTACTCCATAGGCGCACCTCCTTTCTGTTCGATGTTCACATATCGGCGAATGATAGCGAGCGCCCCGTCATATGTATGGGTTTGCATCACTTCTCGCATCATCTGCCCTGCAACGAACTCCGCATGAGCTTTGTCTCGATCTTGCTCTTCTCGCGATTTCTGTGTTTGGAAGCCGAGCCTCCGAACGTCGGACAGGATCGCTGCTCGCGCCTCCGACATCAGGGTGAAAATATTTCCCTGCTCTCCAGACAAATCGACGGTTATTGTAGGTTTCTCCATATCAACTCGGTAATTGGTTCGATCTAATGAAAATCGGAATCTGCACGACCCGCTGCGGCTTCACGGGCTTCGGTTTGCGCAGGATCGCCTCGAGCTTCGGAACGAGAGCCTGCAGCTCGTCGACGGTCAGCATCCCGAAAGGCTTGCCGGCGATGCGCGGGTCGAGGCAGAACTCATCCACGGCGGCGAACGTCCTGTCGGCCGTATCCACACCGAGCCGCTGCATGCGGTTCAGAGCCGCTGAACGGGCCCGACGCAGCCGCTCCCTGTATGCGACCGAGGGTTCGCCGAGCTGCTTGCCCGTCTGGAGACACTCGCACATCTCCTCGTACTCGGCAGGGGTCATCTCCCGCAGCGACGACGTGCGCCCTCCGGTGAATTGCGACACCAGTACCTCCTTGTGCTGGTCGAGATCGATGCTCTTCGCTTTGGCGATAGCATAGAACCGTGAATAGTTACGCTTCCGTTTCATGGGACTGTTCGGTTTTCGATTCGACGGATGCGTGGGCATCGAAAGTTTCGGCAAGGAAGATGCGCATCCGCCGCTGGCGGGCGACGAGGTATTCGATCATCGCGCCCTCGCTCTGCCGCCAATCCGCCATCATATAGATCGCATCGCTCTTGAGCAGCAGCTTGACATCCTCGCCCATCTGATCCGCCCACTCCGCCTCGAAAGGCAATCCGTTACGGAGCGGACTGACAGGCTCGAAGCCGAAGCGCCGGATTTTCGCTTCCGCGGCCTGAAACTTGGAGATCACCTCGTCAATGGGCAGTCCGGTGATCTTCCCGCTGATGTAGATTTTCTTGATATCCATAGGTCAATCTTCGATTATGCTGCTGTCATGCAGCAGTCCCTTATAGCGGCGATCCCGGGCCGCCTTCGTGTCGAACTTCTCGAGCGTCCGCCATTCGGGAAACCCGAACTGCTTGTACTTGATTTTCGGCTGCGGGTAGTCGTCCTTGCGGATAATCATGAACCCCGCCTTCAGCACCTTGTTTTGAGAGTCTAAATTCATATCATTTTCTGTTTAGTGTTTTCCCTTCCCAGTAGCGTTTGGCCTCCTTTTCGTAGATCGTGCATTCCCCCTTCGGCCCGATGTAGCGACCTTTGCTGAACGCCTTGTGCCCCTCGACCCAGATTTTCAGCGACGCATCGTACATGATCTTCATCGCCGCGCGTCCTTCCGGGCGTTTGCCGTCGGCATGGCTGACGAAGATCAGCAACTTGTTGCGATGGCGCTCCTTGAAGGCGATGTACTCCTTGTAGCTCATCTGCGTATATTGGAAGGAGTCGATCACCACGAAATCCCACGAGCGAGGTTTAGACAGCGCTTCGTCCATCTCGGCGAAGGTCATCGTCGCGTTGTACTGGAACTTCCGGCCGCACTCGTCCAGTCGGTAGCGGCGGATGGCATCCTGCGTCGTGCCGCCCAGCCCCTCTTCCAACGGCAGGTAGAGAACCCGGCCGAACTGGG